CTGATGGAGAAAATCCTTTTGCAGCTTTACTTCCACCTCCAGGTAATAAGAAAGTTAATACCGCAGCAGCAGCAGCAGCAGCAACTAATCTAACTACTAATGCTTTTATAACTGTAAGCAATCTTTTTAAAGGATTTTCTCCATCAGCAATTGCAGCAAAACTATCTGCAAGAGCTTGACCTATTTGAGGTATTAATGTTTCGCCAAATGTTTGTAATTGAGCGCCTAAAGGTTTAATACTATTTTCTAAAACTTCATTCGTAACTTGTTTTGCAATAAGTCCAAATTGATAAAAACTACCAGAAGCTTTTTTCAAGCCTTTTTGAAGAACATCTAATGCGCCTATTTGTTTTCTACCACCTCCTGCTGCTGCTCCACCTCCTCCTAAACCTAAAGCATTTCCAATTATGTTACCAACACCTGCTAATTGATTTTTTATAGACTCGCCAAAATTTTTAAATTCGTGTTCGTATTCTTTGTTTGTCTCTTTTAATTCTTCTAAATATTCATTGCTAAATTTTTCAAAAGGATTAGGAATTGGGTCTTTACCTATATATTCTAAAGCAGCATTTATTCCCTTGATTATTAGTGCAAATGGATTGTTTTCTATAAAAAATTGAATCATTCCAATTAGCATATTTTTCCACCAAGACCAATCTCCTATTCTTTCTTTTACAGCTTCCCAATTGTCTTTTAAATATAAAAATGCAGCTCCTAATGCTGCGATACCAGTTATTACTGCTCCAATTGGAGACATAACAAACGCTATAACTTTTGCAATTTGACTAAATATTAATAGCACAGGTCCAAGAGATGCTGCTAATAATCCAAATGTAACTATTTGTTTTTTTGCTTCTGAATCAAGAGCTATAAAGTTATTTAATAAACCAGTTATTTTTTGTATAATTTTGGTAACAGGTGGCAATAATACTTGTCCAATTTTAGTTCCTAATTCTATTAATGTATTTTGTAATGTTCTTAATTGATTTGAAGCACTCCCTGATGTTCTTGCAAAATCACCTTGAGCATTTTGTGTTTTTGCCATTACGAACTGATATCTTAACTCAACTTTTTCAAGTTGTGTCATATCTTTAATGCTCTTTTGAATACCTTGTTGTCTTGCAAATTCTTTTAGGTTTGTTTCTGTCATAACAATACCTAACTTTTTTAAGCTTTCTGTTTCGCCAGTAAATACACTTGCAAGAGCAGTTTGAGCTACATCTTGTTGTATATTTTTAAAAGATGCTAAATCTGCAGATAATGCAGTTAAAGATGTAGCCATACTTGATGCTTCTTTAGTAGTAGCACCCATACCTGTAGCCATATCACCAAACAATGCAGCTGTTTCTAATGCTTGTGCTTGACTTAAACCTAATTGACTTAATGCAGTTTTAGAAAAAGCTATTACTTCATCAGAAGTATCTCTAAAAGAAACTTGTACTTTATTAAGACTTTCATCAAAATCAGCAGCCATTTTAAATGAAGCTCCAGCTGCAATTCCAAGTGGTACTGTTAATCTTGTTGTTAATGTTGTGCCTATTTTAGATAAACTGCTACTAAAAGATTTTAATCTCCCTTCAGCTCTACCTAAAGCTTGATTAAGTTTGGAGGAATCTCCTATTATATCTACTCGAAGTTTTTGATTTTCTGCCATACTACAAAAATACTAAAAATTTAGTCCTTATTTTTAACACCTTCAACCTTTGATAAAAACTTCTCATATTCCTCTCTTGTCGATTTAGGAGTGGCAGGTCTATTGTCTTGAGGTAAATGAAATAAGTTTTCTGGTTTTAGCATTTGAGATTTCTTACTACAATTTACATTATAAACCATAGTAGCTAAAAATCTTATTCTCTCCCATTCGAGATTGCCTTTGATACTATGGGCTTCAGATAAGAGTATATTCTCTTTCCAAGTGTTGCTCCAAAAACTATCAGGGCTAATACCAATTTGTCCTATATAGAAATCTGTTAAATCTTCCCAGGTAAGTTTATCTACTTTTTTTTTGTGTCATCTCCCTTTCTTGATAAACCAACATTTAGTTCATTACCAAGAATCTTTGATTCCATCATAGCAGATATTATTTTTTCTAAATCTTCTGGCGTAATATCCTCTAACCAACTACCAACTGTGTACTCATTATAATCAATTTCATTTCCACTTTCTTGGTCATACGCCAAAAGTCCAGAATATATTAAAGTTCTTATTGCTTTTAGGGAAACTCCTTTCTCAAACACAACGGCAATTTCTTCCAAAGATATATCAAGTATCTCTGTGAAGTTTGCCCAAAAGTTCATTGAAAAGTGTAGAACTCTTTCTTTACCCCCAATGTTAAGGGTATAATAGCCTCTTTTTTTATTCATTCATTATGAATTAACAGTAGCTGTAATCGTTCCTGTGATTTGAATCGTACCACTATAAGTTACAGCAGATTCCATCTCGCCAGTTATCTCTAGCCCTGTAAGGAATCCCTCACCAGAATATACTGTATCCCCGCTGGCGCTTGTGCCGTAGCTGAAATCTACCTTGGTGCGCCCTAATAAAAACCCAGCTAATTCAGTACCACCATTTGAATCTGTGTAATCCATAAGACCATCGAAAGAAATTTCACCTGAAATTAATCCTGCAATGCTTTCTGAAAAACCTGATGAATCTTTAGTAGTCGCATCAGCCATATCATTAGTTAAAGAAATAGTACAACTTGTAGTGTGTCCTACAGCTGCTAAAGTGCCACCATCAGCGATTACACTTAAAATTAAATTTGTTCCGTTATAAACTGTACTTGCCATTGTGTTTTATTTTTTATATTTACTATGGATAAAATCCTATACAAATATACTTATTTTTTATATAATGTTTTTATAGTCCTTGTTTGAATAATAACTTCTTAATGATGTTATTCCAACTGGTCTTAAACCAATTGTTAAATGTTCTAAATTGATGAGCTAACCACTCAAATATTCTTACCATAATTTTAATTATTTAATATAAATCTTAATTCTGTTTGAAACTCTCTTTGGTCTATCTTTAATTGTTCTATTTCATCTTCTACTGCTCTTGTATTAGGAAAACAATATTCTTGTTGATTATGAGATGTTTTTCTTGCAAGAGTTGCTACTTCTTCTATTTTAGCATTTAAATTGTAATATGAACCAGCCATTGATACAACAAGAGAAACAAGCATTACTACTTGTCCTATGTTGATTGAGAAGTCTGCTTTACCATCTCCGTTAATATCAATCTTTGCCATTATCTATTAGTTGAAATATCTTAATAACTGTATAAACCAACGTTGCTATAATTAGTAGTCCTTGTAGAGCTTCATTTATTTCTGCTATTGTTATTATATACACACTAATTCCTAATACTGTTGGTTCAAATCCATTCATTTTAATTTATTTTAAATGCTATATATATCATAGTGTTTCCACTACCATTTGTATTACTGTCAGTATTATTTACTGTAAAACCATTTGAATCAAAACTAATATCTCTACCTGTTGCTTCTGCACCACTATTATTAGCTTGTAGGAAAGTATCGCCATCTCCTCTTACGCTGTCATAAATAGTCCAGTTTTGTCCTGATATTGAAATATTTTTTATCATAATCCAATCTGGCTGGAAACCAAGACCAGTAACAGAATTTCCTGTACTTCCTGTACCGCTATAACTTCCAATCTTGCTATATGCAGATACTGAATGGAAACAGTAGGCGATAATTTGATTACCACTTCCATTTACTGATGAATCATTACCAACAGTAAACACAGTTGAAGTTGGTGCAGTATTATTCCACATTGCTGATGAAGTAGTTTCCGCATCAGTAGTATTTAGACGAAGATATTTAGTTGCACCTATTGTTGAATTATATACTCTCCAGTTAGTTACTACATCTAAATTTTTAGTAATAATAAGTTCTGGTGTTGCTGAAAGTCCGTGACCTATGGTTGCTCCAGAAGTACCATTACCCTCATATTTAACAATACTAAATCCAGCATTAGCATTCGCACTAACTACTGATTCTATACTTCCCTCTGTGTTAATCGTAGGCTCATTATCATCGGCTTTCCACGCCCAAGCAACGTAATTTGTACCACTGTAATTCCACCCACCTGCTGCAGAACCTACTGTAAACCCATCTGTATCAAATGATTCTAAACCATTCGCAGCTGTAGCTTCAGCATTAGTTAAATTAGATGATATATATTTACTCGCACCTCTAACTGTATCCATTAATGTATGACTAAAATCACCGATTGCACCACTTCTTGATTTTAACCATAAAAGAGAAGGTTCAAAACCTAAACCAGTAATACTATTGCCACTTGAACCTGTACCTGTATAAGTTGCTGTAGTAAAACTTTTTGCTACTGTTGGTGCTTCTGTGTCAGGGTCTGCAGCAAATGCCATATAGATTATTGTAGCACCATTTAAATTTGCACCACCTGAATTTGTAATAACTTTAAATCCATTTGAATAAAAATCAAACCAATTAGATGTTACTTCTGCATTACTTAAATTAGGATATAAAATTGTTTTTCTCGGATTAGTTAAATCTCTTTTATTATCTACTATATACCAATTATAACCTGCTGAACTTGTCACTTTAACTATTACCATCGCAGGTTCGAATCCTGTTTCTACAATTGGTCCATCTGTTGACCCATTACCGACATACGAGCCAAAAGATGAGAAACCTTCGACTGAATGGAAACAATAAGAAACATAGGTTCTTCCTGAAAAATTAGTATTTGTATTCCCAACATATATTCTTGTGCTATCAGGAGCTGTATTCCATTCACCTACGCCTGTATAAGCCGCTGCTGTATCATTTAAAACAAGAGATGATGTTGCACCTGTACTGCTTGTATAAACGTGCCAATTAGTACCCCCTAAACTTAAACATTTATTCATCACTATTTCTGGAGCAGAAGTTAATCCGTGACCTATTGATGAAGGTTGAGTTCCATTACCTGTATATGTAACAATAGAGAACCCTGCATCTTGATTTGCTTGTACTGTACTTGTAATCGTTCCATCAGTATTGCTGCTTGTAGTTCCTCCGTTTGCTTTTAAACACCAAGCTACCCAATTGCTTCCATTCTCATTATTTCCAACCCAGTTGCCTAAAGTAAATCCTCCTGTATCAAATGATGTAAGTCCATTAGCATTTGTAGATTCTGCTTCATTGGTGTTTACCCTTAAATATTCACCAACACCCCTTGTTGAATCATACATCACTGGGTTTCTTGCACTCCCTGTGTTTCTCCATTGCAACCAAACAAAATCAGGAGTAAAGTTTAATCCGTATTCATAAGTAACATTACTTGCACTACCATCATAAGCTCTCATATCATCATTTGCATTTCCTTCAAATCTATAAGAAGCTACAAGTGAGTTTTCATTATACAATGTAGTTACTTCACTTGCTGATAATGCTTTATTGAAGAATCTTAATTGGTCAAGTTTACCATTAAAATATTCCCCTGCAGTATGCTGTCTTCCTATAGCTAAATTATTATTGAATCCCCAATCTAAAGCACTACCTTTTGTTGATTTTAATTCACCATCAAGATATATATAT